TAGTATTTCCAGCAGCAGGATTTGCCAATATTGCAAAATTTCGTGGCTCCAGAACATTGCTAATAAATTTAGAAGACAATCCAGGCTCAGATCTATTCTTCCACAATACAATTATTGGAAAAGCAGAAGAAGTCTTACCAGAATTACTTTGGCTATATGCAGTCACGACATCCATATAAACAAAGCCCTGAGTCAGAGGCTCTGTGTTATCACTACTAGTAGAGTAGTAACCCCACTGAATTGCAATACTCATTATTTACCACCAACTTCAGGGCTATTGTGCGCAATTACTACTTTGTGTAATTGATCCATTAAAGTATGAGGATCATTTGCTGTAACATTAAATGTAGAGTTGCTAATAGATATTCCACTACCAGAACTTTCCATTGTTGACGCATTGAATCCTGTCATCTTACTCATGATATTTGATTGCATAGAATTACTAGAAGATCTTTTTGAATTAACCAACAAATCAAACTCATTACGCAATTTTTCTCTATCATCATGATATTGATTTGGATGAAATATACCATCCCAGAATTGCTCACCATAAGACATACCTTTAGCTGTTTTTATAGCATCCAGTCTTTTGTCTGTATAAGCATTTCTTAAATCATATAATTTTCTTCGTGAACCTTTATCGTTAGGATCTATTCCAGCAGCTTGATCAACTAAACTTTTTCCACCAACAGTTGTTTCCTCTTTTATACCAAACAGAGATGCTACACCTTTCATAGCAGATCCAAGAACACTCATACCATGCCCAAGACCCGTAAATCCTGTTTGCAATATTGGTGTGATATCTCTTAATGCATCTGTAAGACCATTAAATAAGTCAGCAAAGTTTTTATCTAATCCACCTTTGTTAGCTAGATTAAACATTTGGTTAAATTGGTTTGCTAAATTTGCTTGTGCTGTTTGAGCAGAAGTTCTAGTTACTTCTAAACCTTTTTGAGATTTATTTTTTAACACTTCAGAGAAATGTTCAATCAATGGGGCAGAGGCAATTTTTCCTTTACTAGCATCGCTAATAAATGCAGCAATAGATTCTTGTCCTGTTAATTTACCACCAGTCATGCGCTGATAGGCTTCAGCAAAAGCTGCAACACCTCCAGGCAAATTACCACCAATTTGTTTCTTCCATTCTTCTGCTTGTACAGTTCCTTTACCCAGCATATCTCTTAAACCTTGCATTACAAGTTTTTGCTTGTAAGGGTCTAAGTGCATTGCACGAGCGTAAGAAGAAATCCCTTCGTATTGATCAATTGCTTTGTTAGTAGAAACTCCCATCCCCATTGCTGAAGATAAGAAGCTGTTAAACTGGTCTGCACCACCTAACCAATCTACCCCAATACTACTTGAGAATTTTTTGTAACGATTAAATATTTGATCGTGTTTATTTTCTAAACCATAAGCAGCTAGAACTGATTCTAATCCTAAGTCAGCAGCCTGTACTCTTTGAGATCTATCAGATACCCCTTTAAGGGCTAAGAACCCACCTGCTGCACCAAGAGCTGCTGGACCAAATCTAGCAAGCATTCCTGCTGTACCTGCAACTGCCCCAGCACCAAATTTAGCTGTGCCCCAAGCATTCTTACCATTAGTAAACATTCTCTCAGCTAAAGAAGGCTTAGCTGGAGGAGTCCACTGTTGAACACCTTGTCTTGCCAGTAATTGAGGAGACCATCTCCCACGACTACTTGCCTCTAATGCTGCATAACGTTTTTGATCATTGGCATACTGCTCCATCTTACGTTGATGGGCATAAGCCGCAGATTCTGCTTTGTAAGGATTAAATTCTCTACCAAAGTTTTGTAATTTATATTCCCTATCTCTTGCAGCCTTAGCTTGTCTCTCTGCTAATTTATTATCTCGATCAGCAGCTCGCTTCTTCATGTCGTACTCTTTATCAAGAGACTTCTGAATAGCTTGTTCTTTTAATTTGAGATTGGCTAATACTAATTTGTTTTTATTGGATTCGAGCTTTTGAAGCTTTTTATCCATTTGCTCAGCCATCTTCTCCATTTTATTGAAGGTGGTCTGGATGTTCTTTAAAACATTTGGATCGATATCAATACCGAACTTAGCAAAATACTTTGCAATTTGCATTATTGATTATCTCCTTATTCTAGGATTCTGCAATTTTTGTTGTTGCATGGAGTTATTTCTTGCTTGTTCTTTAGCCTTGACAGATTCCTCTGTAAGACATTCAATTGCATCTAGCGTCTCTAGAAAATCATAAAGATCATCAATAGTGTATATTGTATCTAGCTCATATTTTGTAGCCAGTCTTGGCTCTGTTGAAGAGTAGACTCTAACAATATCCCAGTCTTGGCTAAAATTATTATCTAGATCTTGTCTTTCTTTACTCGGTCTACCTGCTGCTGAAGGCTTGCTTACTCCAGCATGTCTCCTAAACCGAGTTCGATAAAAACATCTTGATAATTGAATATTAGAATTTGTTTAACTAATTCGAATAGGGTGAAATAATTACCACTGAATTCAAAATCAAAAGCAGTTGGTTGAATATCCGTTGCAGTACATACCATTTCTCTAATCACTTCTTCATCCAAAGCATCCAGATTTTCTGAAATAGCTTCAAACAATTGAATGAAAGTAAGACCACCATCTGATTGAGTTGCTTTTATGAAAGCAGGGCCAAATACTTTACGAAGTAAGTTAAGATATTTAACACCTCTAGTGGCTGGATATTTAGTAATAACATAAGTTTTTTCTTTTAAAACTAATTCTTTTTGTGCGTAAGCTCTTAATATTGCCATTTTGTTAATTTATACCTAATGCTTGAAGTACTTGTTGCATTGCATCTGATTGTGGACGGACGTTGCCACCGAGTTTCCAATCTGTCTGTTGACAGAATATCTTCCAAACTCTGGGTTCGAATGCGTCAGAGTATCTAGTTACTGGATAATCTAAGATGTATGCTTCAATTGATTTGAAAATTGAATCTCCAGACTTGTCAGCTAATTGCAATTCAATTCTGCCTGTACCGTACTGGAGGTCTAGTGTGTGTATTTCGTTTAATATATTGTTACTAGGACTAAATTGAGATAGTGTTAAAGTAATTAGCGCTGAAGTGTCAGGATTTAAAGTTCTCCCATTCTTGCCTCTAATACCACGTCTCTGAATAAAACTTGGTCCTGATCTTTCTATTGTAATGTCTAACCAACCCGCCACTGGATAATCTCCAAGTGTTAAATAAACATCTGTTGGGCTGTATGTAAAAACTTCAAAACTCATTATAAACCACCTGTCAGATTTTGAAGTGTTTGCTGAATCAAAGGTATTCCACTAGCTGCAAGAGTTAGTATTCTCTCTGAGACAGACTCTTCGTCGTTCCCACCAATGTTAATGAGCCCTTGAGAGCTTCTGAGTAACCATTGTCTGATTTCTGGGGAACTTGAATATGAAAGGTCTGGCAGTTTCTCAACCCATGTTGTAGAGGAGAAAAATATTCCAGTACCTTTTGAATCTTTAATAAGTAATGGGAATTTTCCCATTCTTGTGGCTTCATCTATTTGCCACAATCTTGTTAATATGTCATTTGAAGGAGACATACTCATTATTGAAATTGTAATACTGTAAGTTTGATCGTTAACGTATTTTCTAGCGACCATACCATCTGTGGTTCTCATCATTGTAAAAGGAACTACATCTTTAGACACATTAACAAATGTACCATCGACAAATCCCACAACATCTTGAACTCCACCTAAAAGCACTTGTACATCTTCAGGGCTGTATGTCCAAAGATCCATTATCTAATCCCCAAAAGAAGAAGGAGCCGAAGCTCCTTTATTAATTACTAATCCACTTAGGATCAATGTCACCACCAATTGCAGTGATAGCTTGAACTGTAGCTGGATCAATCTTAGCGTTACCACCAATGTGTTGTTTCAAGTTAACAGAATGTAAGTTCCATGTTCTATTACTTACGTCATCACCAAAATCAGATTCTGGGATTTGAGCAAGGAAACATTGACTAGCATCGTAGTAACTTCTTCCTGTATTATCTTTTATCAATACATCAAACAACCAAGTACTATCTCTACTCGCAGAATCATTATCATAAATTTGAGTAAGGTAATCGTTTGTAGAGCTTAATTGACTTAACGTTAATTCAATCATCCCTGCGTTGTTAGAGTGAAACACTCTACCACCACTCTTATCCGCCCCTTGGTATAATTTAGAGGATTCGATTGCTCTGGTAATTTTTACAAATGTACCAGCAGCAACGCCTGTAACTATATGAGGAGTGTAATTAGGGACAGTGATAACTATCGTAACGTCTTCGGGACTGTACGTCCCTAAATTTAAATCTGCCATCTCTGGTTCCTATTAAACGGTTAACGTCCCTTTGATAACAACTTTACGAACACTACCAGCAAGTACAGCAGTGAATTTAAAATCACCTGCAATACGATTAGCACGTTGTGTTGGAGAGATTAACAATGGGTCTGGAGAAGTTACTGTGTAAGAAGCATAAGCTCCATTAGCAACACCTTGAGCTAAAACAGAACGAATTCTATTTTCGATTATTGTAAATCCTGCTCTTGTGAAAGGAATCTTCAAGCTATTAATTAGAACAAAGTAAATTGCTTCTTGTAGGCGAGAGTAAGTCCAATCTGTGATAATGATTTCATCAATAGGTTTACCATCAGCCATATTTCCATCTTGGAAAACATTGACGCCAGCAACAGTAGTAAACATGTTGGCATTTTTAGCACGAAGATTTACACGTTGAGTATCGGTCAAATTGTCAGGAGTTAATCCTGCACCTTGTTTGAAATCCCAATCGTTTGATCCTACAGTACGAGGCAATTGAGAGCCTAACCAAACTGCTTCTGGATAACTAGATGCTTGTGTTGAATACACCAAGCAAGTACGAGTGTATCCACCCTCACTTAAAGCTGTAGCAACATCAGTACTAGCAGAACTTGGAACATCATTATCAGAAGTAGAAGTTATATAAATTTTATGTTGTGGCTGAATAGCTTCAGCAATTGCCAAAATATCTGTCTTAGCATGTGTATCAGCATTCAATGCATACCAGTTATTAGCAACAACTTGAACAGCAGCCAAAGCTTGTGGCCATGTTTCTGTAGGGGTTACATTGACCAAGTTTACATTATCAGAAGGGATAATTGACCAACCAGTACCAGAAGCAGTCACACCAATAACAAATGTACCATCGCCATTGTTTGTGAAAGTGATACCACTTATTGGACCTGCATCATATGCAGCTTTTAGTGCAGACACTATATTAATTGCTGTAGCACTTCCACTTGAAGTAATACTAAATAAGGTGTTATTAATTTTTAAACTATAAACAGTTGAGTTAGCTACTGTACCAATAGATCCATTAACAGAATCTACTTGTCTACGACCGATAACAACTGAAGGAGGACGAACACCCTCTTGTCCAAAAACTTTACTACCCCAAGTATAAACATTTCCACTTGGGAAATCTGTCTTGAGTCCATCAAAGTCTGTGTAAACGCGAGCACGTTCAGAAAAATTTGTAAAAGTAGAGATAAATACCGGAATATTGAAAGATGCCGTTGAAGGGGCTGTTGTCTCTCTAGTAATCGTAATCTCAATTATTTGATCTATTTCAGCCATTGGCTTTTTATCCTATAATTTTTATGGGGTGGGTGGTACAGAGTAAGATTCGGAAGTTTCACTATTTCCTACAACTACTGTTGCTACAACATCTACACTTTCTACGGTATCCACGACTTGTTTTGATATAGCAGAATATGTAAAGGTTACATTCATGTTGTGGTATTCTACCCAGTTACCTTCTCTCTTCTGAGGGGCACGGCGAACACTTGAAGCATCAGAGATATTTAAATTTTTTCTCTGAAGGTTTTCTCTTACTATTGGATTATTTTTAATATTCTGTAAGAAATCATAAGATATTTCTCCAGAATCTTTACCGACAAAACTCAGTTGGGTTTTAACTTCATAGCTGGCTGTTATAGTCAGTTCTGAATTTAAGTTAGTTAATGCAGAAACATTTGCTCCAGCTATTTGATCTGTCGTGTCTATGTAGACAACAACATAGGTTTGTGTAGGCTCATTGGTATTACTATGGGAGAAAAGTACTGGAGTATTTGTATGTTCAAAAAGTCCTACTAAAATTCCCTCTCTGACTGCTGCCCTTACTTCGTTATATAAGCTAATAATGGCCTCCTTTATGGGTTAGGTGATATCTTACAAGCTGTGGCTCTCCAATGATTTAAAACACCCATTGAATAATCTTGAACCTTTTCTACTTGATAAGTATCTCCATCCCAAATAAATCTGTCAGCATCATATTCCCCTTCTTTGTTAGATCTCATTAAAGATGCGGAATAAACTTTAAGCCATTTTTTAGTTCTGTCGGCTTCTGGCATTTGAACAATCTCTCTATCTTTAAGAGGTTGGACATTAGCTCTAACAGTTACAATAGTTGGGGTAGCTTTTACATAGTCCCCTGTACTGTAATCACCTAATGCGTATCTGCTTATAGATAAATTAACCCAGCCTGTTCTTGAAAAAGTAGGATATGTCATTCATCTTTCCCTCTTCGAGTGACTTTATATTTAACAGAACTAATCATTAATCCTGTATCTATAAGTGGATGGCTGCTGCCTTTTATACTTATCGTTTTGGGCGAGTTAGGGGGATCATAGGTATCTTCGATCGACTGTATAACTTCTTCCTGTATGGCCTTCCCAATGCGATCTAAAGCATAGTTTGTATTCGTCCTTTCTAGACCAACTTTTACAGCCTCTTCACCAAACGTATCATCCATAACACCCCTTTGTATTTCATTTATTACAGAAGTAAAAAAAGGTCTTCGTGGATTACTTATAGAGCCTTCATTGTTCCATTGAGCAACTTGAGCAACATTGATGTCATCGTCATAAGTTTCATTATTTATAAAACCCACTTGAACTTCTTTTTTATTTAGCTCAAGCATTGTTTTCTTAAGATTTTGCCATACAGCATCATCTTTCGTAATTTTGAGACTCATGACTTACTCGACTATAGTTATTACTGGCGGACTACTTTCTTGAAGACCATCTTGAGTCCAACAATAGGAATTTATTTGTGTTAGGGGAGAAACAACTACGTCTGGGTCACTTCTATTACTAATTATATCTTCCCAACTTATTCCTGCTGCGTAAGGCATAATGCCACTAGACAAATAAGTATTTGGATTCTCATTAATCAAATAAGAAAGTGCTAGTTGATATTGTTTTGCATAATCATTCCAGACTTCAATATCCCCAGTCTTTTCTCTGGTAGGAACCCAAGAAATAGCCATAGAGGCGGAAACAGCAGCTTGTCTAGCTGCTTGTCTCACACTGCCATTAAACATTTCTAAAAAATATTCTATCTGATCATCTGAGAGAAGTGGGTAGAAAGGGGATGATTGAGTATCCCCTATTAATAATCTAACAGCGTCTATATCTGTAAGAGCCATATAATATCCTCATACAGAATACTGTATTAATTATCTCCAGCATTAGCCCAGAGAATAGTGATAGTACCATTGACCAAAAGAGCGTCGTTTCCTGCACTTCCTGCGTCTGGTATTGCAAAGTTTAGGTAAGCATCTTTAGCAGTTGTAGTACCATCAAGAACAGCGATACCAGCAGTTACAGATTTACCTTTGAATGTTCCAGCACCAGCAGTTAAGGTTGCAGTAGTAGATGGAACCAAATCTTGCTCAGTGCTTGTCAATGTTGCATCTGCACCAGCAGCCGCAGTACCTACACCAGCAACAACAGCAGCGGTGGTAGTAATGTTAGTTCCTACACGAGCAATTGTTAAGTTAGTGGTAGCACCAAAGAAAACTAGATTTCCTTCTGGAAAGTCATACACTTTCAAACTACCAGATGCACCATTGGTTGTAGCGTCTACTGTTGCCACTGACGCGTTAGTCAATGTAATTGTTGTACGATACAAACCTGATTGTTCTTGAACTGTAACCCCAGTACCCGCAACAGCACCAACTGCTTGGGCTATACGATTAGAAAGGGTTTTAACATTCCACTGCCAACCATTTTGAATTTTTATTAGAGCCATTATTTTAACCTTTTAATATTTATAATTTTAACTAGAAGCCATTGCACCACTTGCTCTTAATTTAGCAAGGAGTGCATTGAAATCTGTTTTAAGGCCAGCCACAGTTGTAGCTGTGCTATCTGCTTGTGTTGGCATTTGACTTGGAGTTACTGCCTTCAATCTTTTTAGAAATTGAAGTCTTCCGTTTTGAGCTGATACTTTAATAGTCATTTAAAACCATCCTGCGTTTCTCATTAAAACAAGCAAAGCATTCAAATCTGTTTTGAATTCATTAACAGTTGTAGCTGTGCTATCTGGTAAATAAGGAAGGATATTTCTTCCCTTGGACATTTGTATCTGTGCTTGGTAGTAACCAGATTTCATTGTCACTTTTGTTGGCACAACCACTGGAGGTGTTATTCCTGTACCAGTAATTAATGCGTAACTTCTAATAATTCCAGTTGACGCTTTTAAATGCCAAAGGGTTTGTGTGCCTGTGTAAGAAGTAGAAGCACTTGCATCAGACAAAACACTTGTCACAGTAGAATCGAAAACTATTTGATCGGTTACTAGAGCTGCTGGAGAGAAATTATAAACAACACCATTAACACTTGTGATTATACTTCCAGACAACGTAACGAAGTTATATCCAGCTTGTGGTCGAGTAGCTACTGTAAAGTTAGCTGAAGTACCACCATTGCTTGCTATTAATGTTTGGTTACCAAATAATGGCCAAACATTTTCATCAGTGTATAGAGGGAAATCAAAAGTAAAGTTTGGAGAAGTTCCTGCAATATTTGTTGCAGCAATTCCACCAATTGTAATTGAAGTTGGAGTAAATCCTGAAGTTGTTACTAAAGTATTTCCTGTACTACCAGCGGCAACACCAGCACCACCATTAACACTTACAATACCTGCTGAAGAAGATTTGATTTCAAATGCTACAGCAGTCCATGCAGTGGCTGCGTTGTTTAAAAAGTTTGTCCAAGCCTCAGAACCTATGCTTGTACCACTTGTTGGAACGTTAACAAATGCGTTACCGTAAACAACACCAACAGATAAAGCTCTCGATTTATCTGCATACAATCCAGTAGACCCACTAGGGTAGTTTGAGTTTGCTGCTGTTATTCTGTTACCGTTTGTTGCAATAGCACGATACCAACAAACTGAGTTAGGCCCAGTGGTTGTGATAGCTGCTGAGGCAGGGGACACAGAACTGTTATTTGCGAAAGCACTCACTGCACCTAATGGGGTAGTGGAGTCTATCGTACCTTTAACGACAAATACCTCAAGAACATCGTCACCACCATCACCTGTTGCCCATGTGAATGTTGGGGCTGTTTCTTCTGTACCATCTACAAATCTGTAATAAATCCATTCATAAGGGTAAGTAGTAGAACCACTATCTCTTTTAGAGAATAATTGACAGCCTGCGGGTACAGCACTTAAAGCAGAAGCCACATTTCGTTGTGAGCTTAAAAAATATAAAAGAAGATTCCCATTGGATCTTCCTGAAGGTAACGTACCAACTATGCTTGTATTAGAAGATGAAGTCGTTACTGTTGTTACTGTATAGTCCGTATTTAAGACCGGACTACTAGGAATTATAATAGCCATAAATCAATCCTATGTTAATGTTATTGGAGAACTCCAAAGAACTGTATTTGGGCCTGTTACAACACAAACATAATAATTTCCAGAGGTGATGGCACCTTTATTAATTGTTCCGCTAACAACTCCACCACTCCAAGTGGTCCAGTTTTGTATCTCGTACACTGTAGCTAAATCAATATTAGTATTATCTGTAATTACAACTCTCTTAGTACTTCCATACTGAGTAAAAATATCGTCACTATAGGCCTCCTTTAATGTCATAGGGGAGCCATAACCACCAAAGTAATCTTGTGCTTGCATCCAGAAGAAACGTTTAGTACCACCATAAATAGGTATATTAGTTCTTACATCATCTACTACTACACCACCTTGACGATAGCGAATGGTATAACTACCGTCTGCCAAACCTTGATGAGATGTATGAATAAACTGCTCAACATGGAACCAACCACTGTTTGGGGCTGGCACTAAACCAGAACTTCCATAGAAATCTTGTTGAACACCTATAGAATATGTATCCCCAGCCACAACAGCAGGAACGGTTCCTACTAAAGTAATTGTAGTCGCTGTATTACTTGCCACTACACCAAAAGAATTTGTTACACCGTGAGTTAATTGGAGTCTTTTATTTTTATGCATATTGACTCCCCAGTTAGCTGTGGAGTCAGTGAAAGAGTTTACAGTTCCAGAGGTTGCAGTGCCTGTGAATAGACCTGCGTTATTTTCTATTCTTACTTGCCTACCATTACTATTGTAAGAAATTGCACTAAAAATTTCTTGTCCAGTATTTGTATCAGAATCATCACTAACCCCATTAGTGAAGTTGGGTCTATGAAACTTCCATTGGACAGCAGAACTTGGGGGAAAATCTGCCCCCCCTGTTGTTTTTAGTACACCCCTAACCCAACGACTATAATATAAGTCTGTGTCTTCAGGTACACCAGAAGCAAATCCATAACCTTTAGTAGCATCAAGATCAGTCATTCCTGATCCATAGTTATTAAATAAAACTTTACCGCGAGTTGCATCATTGTATACTGTAGGTGCTGTAGCAGCGAAAGTAAAAAACCAACCACTACTCCCATTAGTTCCGTTACTGGTGTTAGCAGGAGAAGCCCCCACTGAGAGGGTTTCTATCAATCCCCCAGCACCTCCAGCGAAAGTTTTTTCGCCTACAGAATTTGTTCCTATTAAAGGATCATAAAACATATATGCACTACCATGAGTGTAGGTAGGGACATCAGCCCTCCAAATACCACCATTTAAAGTCCATATACCTCCACGTTTATCTTGTGTGGT